TTCATATGTTGTGCTTGGACCTCTTCCTTTGATCCGCCAAAATATGGAACACAATGTCCTTCATCGATCATTACTTCAGTAGCCATTCTTCCGTCTTCTGTTACAAAGTCTCCAAGAACCCTACCAAACTTACCTTTCATATCTTCGCCGTCTTTATTAATTTGTGTTTTTAATATAGCAATTTCACCCAGTAATGATTCAAGTCTATACTTACTTGCTTTGCCGAAAAGCTTTTCTACTTTATCTCTAGTGCGTGATTCTGGTGTATCAATTCCCATGATACGAACTCTTTCATCTGATAATACTATTCCAAAACCTAGATCAATATCAACATCTACTGTATCGCCATCGACTACTCTTAATACTTTACATTTATATTCATACATTTGCTATTCCTTTAACGTGTTTAGAATGAATTTTTCCTCCTATAAACTCATTATAATATTCGTCGCTAAATAGCACTTCACGGTCAATCTGCTCTTTCATTTCAAAGTAAGACATCTCGCCTTTACTTCTGCAGAGTCGGAGTATTTCTCTTTTAAATCTTTCTGATCCATGAGTCTCAACAAGAAGTTTAACTTCCTCATTAGATCCGTGGTAATCTCTCCAATCGGATTCTTTCTTAACAATTCTATTTCTGGTTTTACCTTTTAGTGGTTTTAGTTTTCTTCTTGACCAAAAACCTTTTTTACCTATATATTTTTTATTGTTGCTTAAATCTGTTATACAATAAACAAACCCAACCAAGTTATCAAAATCAAACTCGGTTGGGTCAAATTCTTTACCATTTAAAATCCACATAATATTACTTAACCCTAGTTGTAAGTAATACTATTTAGTAAAATTTAATCTAAATCTTCCTCTTCATCTAAGAAGTTTGGAATAGCAATGTTACCACACATAGGACAAAACTCTGGCTCTGGAGAAGAATTTTCTACTGTTATTTGAGACTGCTCGTCACAAATTTCGCACTCAATGTAATAATATTTCATTTATTGTTATCCTTCACAAGCATCACAGTTCATAATGTCACGTACCAGTTCTTGAGCTGGATTAGCACTACGTTGATAGTAGAAAGTTTTAACACCTAGCTTCCAACCTTCAATAAGTAAAGCATTTACATCTTTAGCTGGTACATCTGGATGAATTAGAATATTTAAACTTTGTGACTGATCTATATATTTTTGTCTTGCACCTGCTTGTTGGACAATAGATAGTGGAGTAATTTCGCTAAATGTTTTAAATACATCTTTTTCGTTTTGTGTTAAAAAATCTAGGTGCTGTACTGATCCACCATGCTTTAGAATATCAACCCACGTTTCTTCATTATCTTTGCCGTGCTCAGCTAAACAATCTTTTAGATATGGATTACGATATGTGAACTTACCTTTTGCTAAATCTTTTGTAAAGTAATTAGATGCTAAAGGTTCGATGGATGGTGATACTTGACCGAGAATAAAAGATGATGATGTGGTTGGGGCAACAGCTGTTCTTGTTAGATTTCTCTCACCGGTTTCTAACATACCTTCTGGTTCACCATACTCAATGGCTAACTCTTTAGATGCTTCAAGAGAACGATCGTCAATAAACTTACTAATCTTTGCTGATAATAGATGTGCATCAAATGATTCAAATGCAATCATTTTAGATTGTAGATATGAATGCCAACCTAGCTGACCTAGCCCTAGTGCTCTCCAACGTTTTGCAAAATTATTTGCAGATTGCATAAATTGTATATCAGCGGTCTTCTCAATGTATTCTTCCATCACAGCATCAAGAAACCAAATCATTGTTTCTACTGCATCTGTCTCCATCCACTCGTCTGCTTTTAATATATTCATAGATGCTAAGTTACATACAAAAGATTCATCTTCTGATGATGGTAAACAGATTTCGGAACAAAGATTAGATGCCCAAATAGAAATATCTTTTTGTCTGAGAACACGTGGTTTATTTTTGTTTACTGTATCTTTGAAGAACAGATATGGATAACCAGACTCACGGCGCTTACGGAGAACACGAGCCCATACGGTTCTCTTATCCGGATCGCCATCAATCATTTCTTGCATCCAGTCATCGCCAATACACACACCAAGTGACATATTAATAATAGATGAGCCTTCTTCACGAGCGTCAAGAAACTCCATAATATCAGGTGATGATATATCAAGATATGCAGCAAAGGATCCTCTACGGACATTACCTTGTGCTACAACATCTACTGTGGTTTCTGTTAGATTCATAAAGTGTACTGGACCATCTGCTGTTCCACCACTCTTAATTGGTTCGCCTCTTGCTCTGAGTGCCCCATAATAACCAGAAGTACCTGCTCCCATTTTGGTTTGCATACCAACTTCTGCTGTTTTCTTTAAGATAGATTCCATATTATCATTAATAAAAACACCATTACAAGAAATAGGTAAACCTTTTTTAGTTCCAAAGTTAGACCATACTGGTGAAGATAAAGAATAAAATCCTCTACTCATATAATCATAAAACTTATCAGCAAAACCTTCTTTATCTAAAATTTTCTCTGCTGTCCATGCAATAATCCTTACACGTTCTTCGACAGTCATGTTTCCATCTATATACCCTCTACTTAAAAAAGTACGAGAGTCCTCATTTGCCCACTCAAACCCCATAATATTCTCCATTAAAATAAATCATCCGCAGATATACCCTGACCCTTTGCATACTCAACAGGTCTTTTCTGAAAGAAATCAGTCATATTTGCGCCATATAATTCTTCATCAAACCAAAAAGTCTCATCTACATGACTCTGATCATATACAATCTCACTACTATCAAATCCAATTTGATCTAAAGAGTCCGCCATTCTTTTTGCAATAAATGATTTAAGAATATCCGCACTCAACCCTTTTACTTCATAATCTCCCATAATCCAATCAATAACTTTACTTTCTGCTTTTAGTGCATCAATACACTCCTCTTTCACTCTCGCTTCTAATTCTTCATCAAACAAGTCTGGATATTCTTCACGCAAAGTATTAATTAGTTTAATTCCTACTTGAGCGTGTAGCATTTCTTCATTACGTGTATATTGTACTTGTTGTGCACAATCTTTCATTACTGCTTTATTTCTATTCATGTGCATAATTATATAGAACTGACTAAACAGACTCACATTTTCCACAAATAATGTAAAGAGCATAATTGAATAAATGTATTGCTTCTTATCGTCTGCATAAACTTTGTTATTATATTTACGGAGATAATCTACTCTACGTTTAATAACTTCTACATTTAAATTTTCTTCAAATACATGGGTTAAATGTAATACATCAAGAATCTTTTCATAAGCCATGTTGTGAATTACTTCAGAATTTGCCATAGCAAAACCTAAATCTTTGATAGATGGGTGTGGAAGATTATTACCAACTTCAGCCCAAAAAGATTTAACTGCTATTTCAATTTGTCCGATAGCCGACATAGTTCTAACAACTATTTCTTGTTCCTGTGGTGTTAAGTCTGTTTTAAATTGTGAATAATCTGATCTAAAGTTAAATTCTTCTGGAGTCCAAAACCCCTTCCAAATTGCTTCAATAAAATCTTTTGTCCAAGGATATAGGTCTGGTTTTCTGGCTATCTGTTCTTGAAATAACATGGGCATCTTTCTTTCTCGGAGCACAAAAAATACTATACCATAACTAACTAAAATTATGGTATTGTAATGAAGTGCGGTTTTATGTATTGTTTTATTTGTTGGTACTATTATATAGTATAATTAGGTTTTTGTAAATAGCTATATAAGCTATTTTTTTCAAAAAAATTACTAAATATTGTTATTTTTTTGTTTACAGCGGTTTAAAAAAATGTTATAATAAAAGAGTACTTAGTTGAGGATAGGGAATATTAACTAATTGCTTTGTAAATATAGAATACACCATTTTCAGTGGTACCGTCATCGCTAAGATATTCGCCAACTGCAATATGAGTGCCGTCAGATGATATATCAATGTCACTGCCAAACCTATCCGTACTAGATGTTGAGCTAGGTTCTATAACATCTTTCCATTCCCAATTACCTGTACTA